AGGCCCGCACCACGGCGTGGAGTGCGCGCCGTATGAGCCTTGCGCTTGAGCTACTCAAGCGGTTTGATGGGCCGTTACTGTGGGGAATTAATGATTGCGTGCAATTCGCCGCGGCTGCCGTCGAGTTCTACGGCGGCTGGCGGCCAGAGCTCCCGCACTATGCAAGCGAGATCGAGGCGAAACGCATACTGGTGAATGGTGGCGGACTCGATGCGCTCGTGTCTGCGGTGATGCCGCCCGCCATTCATGTCAAGGATGCGCAAATCGGTGATGTCGTGCTCACGGCATTCCGCGATACCGGACCCATGCTCGGAGTAGCAGCGCCGCGCCTCTTCTGGGTACGCGGCATGACAGGCGGTTTCGCGCCGCTCGATCTCGAGCTAGCCATCAAGGTGTGGCCATGCCGGCGGCAGTAGCAGGCTTCGTTGCTTGGCTCGGAGCGACGACTGCGTCGGCGTTCGGCGTGACACTCGCAAGTTTCGGCGTGTCTCTCGCCGTTGGATCGACAGTCATTGCACTGACCGTTGCGAGTGCTCGACGAATGGCGCAATTGCGAGAGCCGTCAGGCGCCGCCATGGCGAGCGCGCAAACGGTGCTCGTCAAATCCACCGAGGCGCCAGCCAATCTTGTATATGGCGAGGTGCAGGTCGGCGGAATTGTGACATATGTCAACACGGCTGGCACCGATTTGCGCTCTCTCTATTACGAGATAGTGCATACCGCGCATGAGATCGATTCCTTCGTCGGCTGGTATGTGGACGATCGATTCGTCCCGGCAGCAGATGTCCAGATGCTCTCTGGCGGCGGAGACGGAAGGGTACAGTACACTGGCGGGCATGGTCTCGAGCCATACAGCGGTACGCCAGTTCTCTATTTGCGTGGGCATCACGGAACATCAACGCAGACTGTCGACAGCATGCTCGACGCTGCCTTCTCGGACATCGGCGCTAATCATCGGCATCGCGGCTGCGCGAAGACGGTGGTGCGGTGTGAGCTCGTGCCTGGAGGAGAGAGCAAATGGGACGGAGGCCGGCCGCCACAGTCTATCTTGGCGGTGATTCGCGGCTTCAAGGTATACGATCCGCGCGCAGATTCTACGTTCCCTGGTGGGAGCGGAACACAGCGGCTCAATGATCCGTCGACGTGGGTCTGGAGCGACAACCCGGCGCTGATCTGGGCCCACTACCGCACGCTTGCCGCTCCGCTCGGCCCAGGATGGTCGACGGATCGCATTGACTGGCAATCCGTCTTCGACGCGGCCAACGCCTGTGATGTGCTCGTGCCGGTTCCCACGGCATCGACAGAGAAGCGCTTCCGCTGCGATCTTGTCGTGGATACATCCATGGAGCCGCGCGAGGTGGTCGCCAAGATTCTCGCAACGATGGCCGGGAATGAGCGGCACTTCAATGGCAAGTGGCACGTCTACGCTGGGGTCGCGCAGACTGCGGACTTCGCGTTCGATGAGAGTGATCTCGTCGGCGAGATTCAGTTCCGCAAGCAGCCGCAGATCGAAGACCGTTACAACCAGGTCAAGGGTTCGTTCATCGACCGAGCGCGGCTGTGGAAGCGCGTCCAGTTCGTGCCGGTCAACAACACGGCGCTTCGGACGAACCGAGACAATGGTCGCGTGCTGCCGAAGGAGATCGAGCTCGACGGCGTCTCGCGCGAGTACCAGGCGCAGCGCTTGGCAATGCGAGCGCTCAATCAGGCTGACGATACGGGTATTTTGGTGTTCCCCGCGGGGTACAAAGGTCTCAACATCCGGCCGGGTGATGTGGGGACGGTGGCGATTGACGAGTTTGGCTGGACCGCCAAGACGTTTCGATGCGTCGGAGTCAGATGGGTCGACTTCGTCGGGGCAGAGCTGACGCTCAAGGAGGACGCGTCGGGCAATTATTCCGATCCGGCTGAAGGTGAGTACAGCACGCGGACTGCGGCGGGCGATATTGTCTTCGGGACGGTACAGCCGTGGTACTTGTACACATCCGGTGTCCCTACGTTCCGGCAAGCGAACGCGCCCTCGAATCCATTACCTGGGTGGATTTGGCAGGATACCGACGACCAGCGCATCTACCGCCGCAACGACGCCAACACGGCGTGGGACCAGATCGGCGCCAACGATGCGCTCGTACTGCAGAACGCGCCGGCCGAAGCGGGGGCCAATGTGACGGCGAACCACGCCGGTGACATCGTTTTTCGCCAGTCGACGGCGCCGGCATCGCCGGGTGTCGGGTGGGTATGGATCGACTCGGACGATGGCAATATCTACCGGTGGGACGGAAGTTCGTGGTTCTTCATTGGAAGCTCAGATGTTCTAAACCTAGGCAATATCGATGAAGTGCCGAGCGGGCACTACGCGTCCAAGCCAGCGACGACCTCGCGCAACAGCACGACGACATATACCGACGATCCGCATCTCGTTCTCGCGAATGTTGGGCCTGGAGTTTATGAAGTATCCGTCTTCCTCGTGGTGTACTGCGACAGTTCCGGCGAGGGATTGAGGGCGAGAATCAACCACACTGGCACATACACCATCATCAACGGCGCTGGGTTTTTGAATAATGTCCCGGCTGGCGGTTCGCTCGAGCCACTTGGGCCATCGACGAGTAGCGAGATGTTCAACACGACGAACATCCCGTACGGCATTTTTGGTAGTGGCTTCGTGACCTACGAGTTTTTGATTTCTGTGAGCACTACTGGAACGCTGTCAGTCCAATGGGCGCAAAGCGTTTCATCCCCAGACAATTCTAAGATCGTTCAGGGATCGCACCTCCAAATCCAGAAGAGATCCTGATGCAGTGTGATCGATGCGAGACCAAGCCGCGGTATACGCTCCGGGCCAAGTCTGCGCCTGGGCAGTGGCACATCCTCGGCAAAGCATGCGAGGCGCATCTGCTCGAGTCGGTCGAAGCGGCGCGTGAGCAGCGGCCCGAGCTAGCGGCAGAGTTGCAGGTCGTTCCGTTCGTCGCCAGGCATTGGAAATAGACGCGCTGGGCGGAGTTGTCGGCCTAGAACCTCAGCGCAAGCCCGGCGATGAACGCTGACGCGTCTGCATTGTCGATGTCCAGGTCTTCGTAATCCACCGGTAGGTGCCCGCGATGCCGTGGTCAACACGGAGCCTCTATTAGCGCCTTGGCTACTATCAGGTACTTCTCCGGTGAGTCCGGGCGCAGCGCGAACTTTTCGCACACAAGATCATCCCCGATCGGGCGGATGCGAGTCTGATACATCTTCACGCCAGCGCTCCGAGCTTCTTTATTGGCCATGCGCTTCGGGTAGCGGAGTTTCTCTAGGGATCGCCGCATTGCGAAGTTGAACACGTCGCCGTAGCGGCCTTCGACGAGTACGACTATTTGAGCACCGTCGCGGTAGATGGTCGCCGCGTCGGTTTCTTCGATGATGGTTAGCTCTGCGAGTGCTGGATTGCCGGAAAGGCAGCAGATACCAGTGACGAGCAAGGCCAATGCCAAATACTTGTCCATGTCGTCTTCCGGTTTTTGGGACTATTAGAGAGTAACACACACATGAAGTTGACCGGAAACCCGCGCGGGGTTCAACTCGCGATTGTTGCCTTGCTTGTCATAACGCTCTGGTTCGCCTGCACGAGACGGTCCGAGGCGGCGGAGCCCGTGTTCTTTGCCGGCGCGGGGCAGAGCTTCATCAGCACCGCGTCGATGGCGAGCGGGCTTCGCTTCGGCATGGAGCAGGGCGCGTGGCAGGCGAGCCTCGTCACGCACGGCGAGAGCGTGCGGTTCGATGCGAACGGCAACGGCTACGTCATCGATCCCAACATCGGCGCATGCGGGACATGGCATGCCGCGCGCAAGCGGCTGTCACTCGGCTGGGGCGCCTGCGTCTTCGAGCATGGCGACTTCGTCGTCGGCTCCGGCGTCGAGAGCTTCGACGGCAACACCGCGCGGCTCGTCGACGATGGTATGCAGCTCGCGGCCGCCATCGTGCTCCGGCGCACGTTCGGCGCGCGAGAGCGCGTCTATGCCGAGGTCTTTCACGCGAGCTCGGGCGGCAGCACGCGGTACAACCGCGGCATGAACATGCTCGCGGCGGGGGTGCGGTTTGATTGAAGCGCTGCTCGAGCATCTCAAGGCCGAGGAGGGCTTCCGCCCATACGTCTACGACGACGCGACGGGCGACCCGATCGTGCCGGGCTACACGGTGAAGGGGCACCCCACGATCTGGTACGGCCTCTGCGTCGAGCGGGGGCGGATCCCGCGGATCCCTGACGAAGTCCCGCGGGACGTTCTCAAGCGCGTGGCCGAGGAGAAATGGCGCGCGCTGCTCGAGCGCGTGCCGTGGTTGGCGGAGCTTCCGGAGCGCACGCAAGTGGGGCTCGCTGCAATGGCGTATCAGCTCGGGGTCGAGGGCGTGCTCAAGTTCCGGAACATGTTTCAGGCGCTTGCTGTGGGCGATCTGCATGCGGCGAGTCTTCATGCGCTCGACAGCGCCTGGGCACGTCGCCCGCCGCCTGTCGGCACTCCGCTGCGCGCGCGGCGAGTGGCAGCGCTCATCGCCAACGAGGTCGATGACGACGACTGAGGCTACGACTGCTACGGGGAGAGGGGGCCGTGAAATTCGGCGGAGCACTCGGTGAATTGATTGGACGCTTGGGCTTGCTGTGGCTCAAGAAGCGTCCATTGAGCAAGAAGAGCCGGCGGAAGCGGCGCATCAGCAAGGGCAAGTGCGTTTGTGACGCAGAACTCGCTGACGAGCAATGTCCAGTCCATGGAAGGTCTGGTTTGCATGAAGAGGAGGATGGTGGAATGTTGAAGGGTAAGCGGACGTATCTCGGAATCGCAACGATCGTCGTAGGGACGGTGCTCGGCTGGCTCGGCTTCGGCGAGTGCGACCCACAAGTCGTGAGCGAGTGTGTATCGAATCAAGCGATGACGGAGCGGGTGATGGCGCTCATCGATGAGCTCATCACCGTGGCCGGCATCGCTCTTGCGACATACGGCCGAGCGAAAGTCGGAAAATGAACTGTGGTCAAGGACATGCTTGCGGCCGCCGTTGCCGCAGTGAACTCGCCCGTGGCGGTGTGGCGGCTATTCGTGCTATTCGTCGTGGGCGGGCACATCGCATGGGCGTGCGGTTTGATTCCCGGCATCCGTGGGTTTGCGCTCGCGAACGAAGTCGATGAGAAGATCGCGCAGCTCGACCATCGCCTGAGCGCCATCGAAACCAAGCAGGATATAGCCCTCAGAATCGCCCTCGCGGACGAGATTTGCAGGCTCTATAGCCTTCGAGCCGCCAACACCGCGAACCCCGATCTATGGCGCACCCTGAACGAGACGTTTAACCAGCGGCAGGAAAACTATCGGGCTGTTAACAACGGCGCCGACTACGACGTCGGGCAATGTTCGGCGCCCCGCTAATCCCGCTCGAGCCTGACTGGTCGCAGATCGTCATTCGCCTACACCGCCATTACGGCAGCTACGATAAGCTACTTGACGCGATGGGCACCCAAGGGTGTACCCCATGCGATCACTCTCAGCTCAGCCGCCTACAGAGCGGTAAGTGCCGTAGGCCGACGTGGCAGGCGGGGGCGGCATTGCTCAACCTCTACGCTCAGCTAAGGGCGTGAGGGTCGTTCGAGACTCGACGGCGAGCACAATGTGCCGTGCCACGGCAACTCCCGGCCGTGCTCGGTCTGCCAGTAGTCGACGAGCTCGTCCCATGAGCCGAACCCGTCGTCGATCGCGAACGCGTTGCGATCGGCGCGCTCGATGACGGCCAATCCGTCGAGCAGCAGCATGCCGCTCTCGTCGATCGCCACGGAGCGAACCTGCTTGCACGTCGCCTCGCGCAGCTTGCGGGCCTTCTTCGTGCGCAGCGCCGTGTAGAGATACAGGGGCACGTCAATAGCTCCCGTACTCGTCGCCCTGCCGCTCGGCCCATCGAGCCTCGGCCGCAATGTCGCGGGCCTCGCGCTGGAATTCGCGCTGATCGTCGTCGCGCGCCTTGCGCAACGCGGCGATCTGCTCGTTCGCCGCCCTCAGCTCCGCCACCAGCTGCGTAATCAGCCCATGATGAAACGCGCTCGGCTTATCGCGCGCCGGCACGCCGTTCGCGGCCAGAGCGGCGAGGTGCTGTTCGGCGGATTGGAGGGCGGTGGTCATGGGACGTTCGTCGGCAAGAACAGCGGATGCTTCGGCGTGCCGTTGCCGTTCAGTCCGAGGCACCACACGTCGCCATAGGTCGCGAGCAGATCGGCGATCGGCTCGTAATCGACGCGCTTCGCATGCGCGCCCCAGCACGCGACGATCAGAGAAGCGTCGGCCGCGAGCTCGCGCACCAAGTCGCCGCAGTGACCGGCGCCAGGAGTTGAGCAGCTCATCGTTCGATGTCTCCGGTCGGCAGTTTCACTACGCCCTCGCCACGACACTCCGGACAAGGCTGCGGTGAGCCGTCCTCGTAGTACGAGCCAGAGCAGCCGTCTCCGTCGCACTCCGGGCACGTCTCCAGGTCGTCCTCATCGCCCTCAGCGGCAACGGTGACCGCGTGTTCGCGCATGGCGCCGGCCAAGTCAAGCCGGTCGTCCTCGATGATGTTCGGCTCGTCGGTGCTCTTGGAATCGACTGATATCAGTTTGGTCATGGTTTTACCTCGCGGCGCACACATGTCAGACAACCTCCCCTAACGGATATTCACGGAGTTGCGGGGGCTCACCGCTCACCTCTCCGCCGCCGTGAACATATCGGCCTGAGCATCCGCGCTCGCGAGGTTCGCGCAAGCCTGATCGAAGTAGGAGCGCTTCAACTCGACGCCGATGAACTTGCGGCCGAGCTCGAGTGCGACATAGCCCTCCGACCCGATGCCGGCAAACGGGGAGAGCACCGTGTCTCCCGGATTCGTCCACAGCTCGACGCCGCGGCGGATCACTTCGAGCTGTAGCGGGGCGATGTGCCGCTCGTCGTCGTGCTCGCGGGCACTGCGGTACTGCAACGTGTCGGACGGGTTGATGTCCATCCAGATCGGGGAGGCGACCCGCTGCCACTTCTCGACCGGGTAATCGTCGTGCGTGACGCGCTCGACCGGATCGCCGGGGGCGCGCATGGTCACGAGGTAATCCGGGATGCCCTGCCGCGACATGCTCGCGTTCCCGCGGACGGTCTTATGCAGCAGCCCGAGCGCCTTGGTCCGCTGCATCGCGGTCACGGGGTCTTTCCAGATCACGACTTCAGAATGGTGGATGAAACCCCGCGCCTCGAAGCATCGGATCAGATCGCCGCGGAAGTCATGCAGCCCGATCACGCCGTCCATGACCTTGCTCGTTGGTAGCAGCATGCAGTGGAACGATACGTCGCGGCCCGGCTGCATCACGCGGCGGAGCTCGTCCACAAGGAAGCCGAAGTGCTCCATGAACTGCTCGCGCGTCTTGCAGTTGCCCATGTCGCGCGGGCTGTTCGAGTAAACATACAAACTGGCAAAGGGCGGGCTAAAAATGCTGTAGTGGATCGAATGGGTCGGGATGCCTTGCAGCACTTCGACGCAATCGCCGTGGTAAAGCGCCCAGTCCTTGCCGAATCGTTGATCTACGCAGCGCATATGAACTCCGGCAGCTTCATCGGCTGCCCGTCTCTGTACTCGTTGGTGGAGCGCTGAGAGCCGACGACGTTTCGCCTGACGGCCGCAGCGGTGAATGAGACCATCTCGGCCGCCATCTGCGCGGCAGCCTCTTCCTTGCGTTTCAGGTTCGCGACCACGGCGCCTTCGAGATCGGACGAGAACACATGCACATTGACCGGCCGCGTCTGTCCGAAGCGCCAGCACCGCCGCACGGCCTGGTAGTAGCTCTCGTAGCTGTCGGTCACGCCGACAAAGGCCATGTTGGCGCAGTGCTGCCAATTCAAGCCGAACCCGGCGATCGAAGGCTTCGTGACGATCACGCGGGCCTGCCCATGCCGGAAAGCTTCGAGCGCGGATTCCTTCTCGTCGAGTGTCTGTGAGCCGCGGACCTCGATCGCGCCGTCTATGGCGCGGGTGAGCATGTCGGACTCGGCATTGAGATCGCACCACACGACCCACGGCCCGGGGGTGGTGTTCACCAGTTCGGCGCATTTGGCGA